GTTCCCATTTCAGGACTGGAAGGTAGTGGGGGTTTCGGATACTGATGGGGGGAATGGCGAACCAATTCGTCAGAGTCGCTCGCAGGCCGTGCAGGCGGCGGCGATGTTGTCGCTCTTCTGTATGGGGATCATACCGAAGGGGTCTAACCGCATGGGATTCATCTACAATGCAAATAGCCAGAGGTCTGGTAAGACGCTGCTGGCGAAGCTGGCAATCATGACAATCACGGGAACCTTCAAGGCGCAACCTTGGAAGGGAAATGAGGATGAGTTGAACAAGTTACTCGATTCCGAGATGCTGGCCGGGTCGATGTATGTGTGCTTTGACAATGTGCGGGGTTTTATGTCGAGCCAAACGCTGGAGGGATTGATGACATCGCCTCAGTGGACGGGGCGCGTGTTGGGAAGGACGCAGATGTTCACGGCGGAGAATAGGATGAATCTCTTCATAACGGGAAACGACTGCATTGTGTCGCCGGATATGTCACACCGATGCTTGATTTGCGATCTCTTCGTCGAGCAAGGTGATGTGCAGGAGCGCCAAGTGGAGAATCTGCTCGATGAGCCGTGGCTGATGGATAAGGAAAACCGGCGGAATACCCTGTCGGCCTTATGGGGAATCGTTAGGGCTTGGGGTAAGGCAGGGGAGCCGAAGGCGGCAAGCTTTGGATATAAGCCGCGCTTGGGATTTGAGCGTTGGGGGGAGATTATTGGGGGGATTGTGGGGTTTGCCGGATTTGGCAATCCGCTCGAAAAAGTTCAGTTGGAGCAGGCTGGTGATTCGGAGGAGCGCAATATCCGCAAGCTGATAGATCGAATGCGTGAAATGGCGTTAGGTGATAATCGTGGTGAGTTCAGCTTCCAGCAAGTCGTTGATTTTTGCCACGATGATGGGTTGTTTGACTACATGCTGGATGGCAAGGAAACGCAGGATGGATATAAGATAAATTCATCCTCGGCTAGTCGATTTGGATTAACCCTGAATCGCTATGCACCTAAAGTGAGTGGCGGATTCTGCGGCAAAGATAGCGACCGTTCTCGGCCTCCTCGAAAGTATCGTCGGAAGGTAGATGCTGGTGAGGAGATCGTGATATTTGGCTGCTACGGAGATGGTCGCCATCGCCGTTATTTTATCGAGTGGTAATCGCTATTTCGCGCAGGTTACGGGTGGCGGGGAAATTCCCTGCCACCCTTTTTTGCTTTCTTAACCCCTGCCTATCAAGGCTTGCAGGGGTTAGGCGGGGGTATTTTGATACCCCCGCCCAAGGTATCGCGCTTAAGATGATGTTTTTATATGGAAAGGGATGGGGTGGGAGGGGGTGGGAGGGGGTTATTTGGACTATAAGAAAAAATCAAAGAAAAGAGAAAGTGAGATTTTTTTTATACTTTGGAGAAAACGGGTGCCTACCCCCTCCTACTGGGAACTGCGATGTGAAATCGCTTAGGCCGGTTAAGCTTGTGATGGGCTGGGGTTCTTTAATACCCCCGCCTAACCCCCGACTTTTTCAACCACCACCATGGTAAAGGAATCTTTTACTACAGGAAACAGCGAGGTTTCCCGAAGGGACATGACAAGTAATCTTATGCGCTGGTTACTGGTTGACAAGTTACAGAGGGGGGGTGACTCCGTATGAATCCGTCAGAACCTGTCAAAAAATCGTTAGTTTCGCAGATCGCCCAGGAATGGGGGACAACGCGAGCCTACGTTTACAAGCTGGCGAAGAAGGGATGCCCGACTGATTCGATCGAGGCGGCTGCCGAGTGGAGGAGCGCGAATGCCAAGCTGGGGGTGGGATATCGGAGTTCTGGCGGCCTGCGGCCGGACGCTGAGTTCTCGGAAGATGAAAACTCTGAAGGCGGAATAGGTGCAGGGGTCGCGAAACAAACGCCAAGTTGGGGTTCGGGGTCTTATCGTAAGGCGCGAGTGGTGAATGTGAAGACTGTGGAGCGATCGTTGAAGCAGGCTATTGAGATAGAGAGGATGGCCGCTGAGGTCGTTGAGGCACAGGCGAATCCTGAGAAGCTGGTTACGGCGATAAATGCCTACAACAAGGCTTTGGCGAATCGCATGGATGCTGAAAAGCGCGTGCTGGAGTATCAGGAGGCACGAAAGGTTTTGATTTCGTTTGATGCTGCGAAGCAGTTGATCAATCGAGCTTGGACGCCGTTGCTCGCAAGGCTGCGGAGTGCTCCGAAGAGGGCTGCGATGAAGGCGAATCCTTCCGATGATGCTTTAGCTGAAATGGTTTTCAGCGAGGAGATCGAGGAGGCGATCGCGGAGGGGCAAGCGAGTTATGGTGAAGTCTTCGCATGATCTGAGCGGGTTGGCTTCGGCGATGTTTGCAACACTGTCGCGGCCACCTGAGATGACGGTTTGGGAGTGGCTGGAACAAAATGTGACGCTCAGCGAGCGCGAGAGTCAGAGCGAGCCTGGAAAGTTTTCCACGCGATCAAGGCCGTATATGCGGGAGCCGCTGGATTGTTTCCGCGATAAAAGAGTCACGGACTTAGTGCTTTGTTTTGGAACGCAGACAGGAAAGACGATGACCGTGATGGGAGGGGCCGGCTACCGCATCGCGGTGGATCCGATGAATGCCTTGTGGGTGATGCCGAACCGTGATCTCTGCAAGAGTTTCACGCAGAATAGGTGGTTTCCCTTTATTGAAAATTGCGCGCCGTTGGCGGCAATGAAGCCCGCTGGGTCTGAGCGGCATCTCTGGACTCGGCTGGAGCAGTTCTTTGCGCGATCGACGCTTACATTTGTCGGTTCAAACAGTCCTGCGAATTTGGCGTCACGGCCTGCTGGATTGGTTCTGATGGACGAAACTGATAAATTTGAGCTGAAGAGCGACCGCGAGGCCGGGGCTTTGCAGAACGCCGAGGAGCGCACGAAATCGTTTCCCTACCCTCTTCGCGTCAAGACATCCACGCCGTCCACGCGGCATGGGGAGATTTGGAAAGAATTTGAGATGGGCGACCAGCGTTACTTCTTCCTGCCATGTCCGCATTGCAAGGAGAAGATTCGCCTGGAGTGGGGGCAGGTGCGTTGGTGGGATCAGGAGGAAGGCGAAAGCAAAACTAATGGCGATTGGGATTTGGAGAAAGTCCGGCGCAATACCTACTACCGATGCCAGAAGTGCGAGCAGAAGATATACGACTCACAGAAGACCGCCATGCTCCGCGAGGGCGTGTGGGTTCCTACCGCCACAAATGGTCTCCTTGGACGCCGCAGCTATCACTTAAATTCCCTCTACGCCCCGCTGAAGGAAGCCCAGTGGGGCAACCTCGCTGTGAAATGGCTCATGACCAAAGGCAGCGCGACCCGTCGCCAGGCGTTTATTAACTCCACGCTCGCCGAGCCGTGGGACAACGAATTGCTGGTCGATGACGAGACGATCAATGTCATCACCTACTCGCCTTCCGAGCTTCCCGAGGATCGCATCCCGATCCTCACGGTCGACGTGCAGGAGAACCACTTTTGGGTCATCGTCCGCAGTTGGGGAAATCCCAAGATGGAAGGCGGGCAGCAGAGTTGGTTGTTGCACGAAGGCCGCATCGAGACCATCGAGGAGGTCGAGAAGATCGCTCTGGATTACAATGTCGATCCCAAGCGCGTCGCGCTCGATATGGGGCACAAGCCGAATACCGTCTGCTCTATCCTCATTCGCAATGGCTGGCGCGGCCTCTGGGGCAGCGACAAGGGCGGGTTTCTGCACAGCGGCATCGGAGCCGATCGGGTCATCAAAGACTACTCGCCCATACAGCTTCGTGATCCGCACCTCGGCACGGTGAATCAGGGCGAGGGAAATCAGAAAGCCATGTTTGTTTATTGGAGTAACGACCGTATCAAAGACCGCCTCGCCGTGCTGCGTGCAGGAGGCCGCTGGCATGTGAACGCCAACGTGTCGAAGACCTACATCCACCAGATCAATGCCGAGCAGAAGGAATCCAAGCGCAGTCCAGTCACAGGGCGTCTCAAGTATTTCTGGAAGCGCGTCCGCAAGGATAACCACATGTTCGACTGCGAAGCCATGCAGGTCGCCATGGCGCTTGTTGGCGGCGTGCTGGAGGACGACACCGGCGCGCCCGAGGTGCCTATCCAGTCCACTCTCGACTTGACGCCGGAGACGGATGCGACGCCTGACCTATGATTAAAGAAATCGCCCTCTCCGTCATCCTCGCGCTCACGCTGGTGAGTTGCAGCCTGAGTTATCACTTCGGCACTCTGGCCGGGCGCCTCCACGAGCGCGAGCTTCAGCGCAGGCTCCGCGAGCGGCAGATCAGATGGCGCGAGTTCGAGGGGGAATAAAAAAAGAGCCAAAAAAAAGCGGGACTGCTTTCGCAGCCCCGCCAGGAGTTGATTTCAGAGCCTTTCGGCGTCCTCGTCACAAAT